CAGAAGGTTGGGGGTTCGAATCCCTCCGGGCGCGCTAGGGCCCCTGCCGGCGTTGTCGGTTGGGGCCTTTCGTCGTCTAGGCCCAGGAGCCACGTCGCGGAGATGCCGGTGAGCATCTCGATCCGCTTCGCCATCGAGACCACGTTCCGGGGTCGGGAGTTGTTGGCCTCCCACTGCTGGTAGGCGCTCGCGGTCACACCTAGCTGGTCAGCGAACTCGCGCTGCTGCATGTCGACGGACTGGCGCGCCTTGCGGAGTCGGTCGGCGAGAGTCCACTCGGGGACCCACGGGCCATCCGAAGATGGCTGGGCTGTACTTCTCGCGTTCGATGTAGCCATGTCCGCAGTATGGCATACCTAGGCAAAGTGCGCAAGACACGCCGAAAATTAAGCATGACTTGACACACCCCGCCCGGACTGCTTGCCTTGCCTCATGCGAACTAAGCAGGCTTATGAAGTCCCCGAGTGGCTTACCCCTGGACAGGCCGCCGCGATCGTCGGAGTTTCTGCCGACACCATCAAGCGCTACGAGAAGCGCGGTCTCATTGCCTCCGAGCGCACACCCACGGGCCACCGTCGCTTTCGCCGGGAGGACGTCGAGGGCCTGCTGACCTCTGCGCCCAACGGAGCGGCGTCGTGACCGCCCTACGCGGGGAACGCGACGAGGTACGCGTCGCCGGTCCACACGAGCTCCGCGTCCATGGCGACCTTGCCGGTGTGGCCACCGACAGCCTTCCGCACCTTGCCGGTGAGGTCCTTGGGGATGTAGCCCACGACCTTCCCGTCGATGGTGACGGCGATGGCGTTCGGGTCGTACCGGTTGCCCGGGTCTCCCATGAGCAGGACCCGCACTGCGGCGACGCGCTCCCCACCCCGCTCGCTCCACGCAAGTCGCTTGCCCGCCTTGGTCAGGGCCTTCTGGTACTGAGTGGTGCCCGCAGCGGCGAACCGCTGCCCGAGCTGCACGGTGATTTCCTGCGGCGTTCTCGCCATGGAGCCCCCTCCATCGTTGGTGCTGCCAACGCTACTCCGGTAGGTGCCTGATGGAGCCGCTCAACCCCGTGCAGGTCGAACTCGTTGCCACGTCGACGGGCCTCTCGCGCCGCCTCGTCTCGTGGATCCTGCTCCTGCCGCTGCGCGCGTGGCTCGTGATGCTGCTCCTGCCCGTTGCCACGGACTGGCACCTGTCGTATTGGCAGGCGCTCGCCGCCGTCGTGCTCGCGTGGCTGATGCTCATCGGCCGTGGCCTGTCGGCCCGCTTCCTCGACAAGGACGGCAACTGACATGGCTCTCGAGGTGACGATCGCGCCCACCGGGTCTCGCATGGCGCCGGCGGCGGAGCAGGTCCAGGTGAACTTCACCGGCACCTACCCCCGCGATCTTCACCCGGGACCCGTCGACGTGGTGAACCAGGCCCGCTCTGAGGCGCTCGCGCAACTCGGCGAGGGTGACTGGCGGCTCTCGTTCGACCTGGGCGTCGACACCAAGAACCACCAGTGGGTTGTCGAGGTTCACGCGCAGGCGTTCCTTGACCGGGCGGGGATTGAGTGATGTCCGACCTCCTCAACCACGACGAGCTCGGCCGTGCGCTCGTCGAACGCCGCGACCCCAATTCCCGCATCGCCGACTTCGAGTGGTCGGTGCCCGACGATGCGTACCTCGTCGATCCCGCCGTGTGGGCGTCGGCACTGCCGGCGCTTGGCCACACCATCACCCTCGACACGATCCGTGCCGAGTTCGAGGTGATGGCCAACGACCCTGTCGGCGAAGTGCCCGGCCTCGCCCCTTCGGACTTCGCGGACGACATGATCGCGCAGACCCTCGCGGCGGAGGTGCGCACCTGCAAGGCGGCTGCGGAGAAGGTGTACGGCATTGCTGCCGCGAATGGCGATCGGGTGCTCGCTCGCCACGCGTTGGGTGCGATCAACTCTGCGGCGCGGATGGAGGCGGCACTATGACCGTCACCGCACCCAACGTCACCCACACCCTTGACGCGATCCAGCCGTCCGCGAAGGGTCACTACGCGATCTGCAGCTGCGGCAACGAGACCGACCCCTACCCGGTCCCTGCGGCCGCTCGTGCCGCCCACAACGCTCACGCGGGCTGGGAGGGTACTCAGGTTGCGTCGACGTCGACGACGCCGCAGAAGGCCGCGCAGCGCAAGAACGAGGGCCAGGCTCGCTCCCTGTGGGACGCGACCGCTTCCGACGTGGACGCGGTCCGTGCCGCGATCGAGAAGATCCCCGCCGGTGAACTGTTCTCCGCGAACGATCTGCGCGACGCGCTCGACGCCGCCGGCATCGAACCGAAGAAGCGTGCCGGCCTCATCAAGGAGGCCGTCGCTGATGGCCTCGCCGCGCCACTGACGTGGCGGTTCCGCGGCGACGAGCTGCCCTACAAGGTGCCGTCGACGGGTGAGACCGCCAACGGCGCATCCGTGGTCCTGTACCGGCGTGCATCGGCCACTCCTATTCCCCCGCCCGTGGAGGTTGCGTGATGGCCTACGCCCCCGACACCCGGTGCCGCGACTGCGGCGCACAGATCGAGTTCATCTTCATCCCCGACACGCGTCGCGTGATGGCGTTCGACCCGCTTACCGAGGACCGCTCGATCGATCCTCTCGCGAACTACGCCATCTACCGCGAGCCACGCACCGGCAATGAGGTCGCCCACAAGATCACCGACCGTGACCCGCTCGCCCCCGACGAGTACCGGGCCCGCCCCCACTGGCGGACCTGCCCCAACCGCGTCCCCGTCTACCGCCGCGAAGACGCGATGGCCAACTAACCCAACTCCAACCGAAGGAACTCCTCATGACCAAGCGCACCCCTGTCGCCGACGCCCCACTCGCGTCGTCCGACTCCTCCGCCGCGATCGACGCCCTCACCGAAGACACCAACGTCGCAGGCATCATCGCGATCCCGACATCCGACATCGACGCCCACCCAGCCAACCCGCGCGACGAGCTCGGCGACCTGACCGAACTCGCGGACTCCATCAGGGAGCACGGCATCCGCCAGCCCCTCCTCGTCGTGCCAGCACCCAAGGCTGGCACAGGCCGCTTCGCCGCCCACTACCGGGCCGTGATCGGCCACCGCCGCCTCGCTGCCGCGACGCTCGCGGGCCTCGACACCGTACCCGCCGTTGTCGACTCCACGCTTGACGACGCCCAGCAGCTCGAACTCATGCTCGTGGAGAACCTGCAGCGCACCGACCTCACGCCGTTTGAGGAGGGCCGCGGCTACCAAGGCCTCCTCGACCTCGGCCTCACACAGACCGCCATCGCCAAGAAGACCGGCCGCGCGGCCAAGACCGTGAAGGGTCGCCTGGCGCTCGCGAATGTCGACGCGCGTGTGGAGGCCCGAGTCAAGGACAAGCAGCTGACGCTTGAGCAGGCCATCGTCGTGGGAGACATCGCGGTCGAGGCCCCCGATCTGTACGAGGAACTCGTTGCGGACCTTGACAAGGGCGGAGTGATGGACTGGCGCATCTCGGCGGCGCTCCGGAAGTTGGCCACTCGCAAGAAGATCGAAGCATCAAAGGCGAAGGTCGCTGCTGCTGGCGCCGAGCTCCTCGAGAAGCAGCCCTACCTCCATGGGGAGGTCGCGCCCCTCAAGGCCCTCAAAATCACGCCCGACACACACACGGAGTGCCCTGGCCACTCCGCCTACGTCGACCCGTGGTACGGGGACATCGAGTGGGCCTGCACTAAGGCCGCGACCGCTCACAAGGCTGAACTCAAGGCCGCTCGTGGACCGCAGGACGCAGCGAAGAAGGAGACCCCCGAGGACAAGGCTGCCCGCGAGGAGCTCGAGCAGCTCGTCGCCGGCGTCGACGTCGCTCGTGAACACCGGTACTCCTGGCTCGCCGCCCAATTGATCGAAGGCACCGACGTCGCCGAGAAACTCGTCGCGGCCCAGCACAAGGCTGCCGTCCACGATCTCGCCGGGTACGGGTTTCAGGTGACGAACCCGCTACCGGAAGGCGCGCTCGCCGCGACCCTGCTGCACGCCGTCGAGACCCACAACATGATCTCCTCTTGGGGGGTCCGGAACTTCATCGACCCCACCTACCTCAAGCAAAGCGAGTGGAACCGGGACTCCGCCAAGGCCGAGATCGACGCCCTTGAGGAACTCAAGGATCTCGGCTACCCCCTCACCGACGCTGAGGCCACCCTCCTCGAGAAGATGAAGGCCGCGCTCGCGGTCGCCACGAGCAGGGCCAAGGGCAAGTAGCCATGGCGCAGCATCGGACGCAGGACGAGCTCGACCAGGAAGCGGACCGCCTGGTCGAGTCGATCGAGCACATCACGGACCACACGCCCCGCCCGGATCGTCGCGCCTACATCAAGCACGTCGCCGACGCCGTGTATGAATCGCTGCTCAGGGCTGGCCCGGAGCAGTGGGTTCGCATGGCGCGCCCGTCGTCGCATCACGATCTGCAGGACATTCGCGAACGGCTTTCGCGCCACCTCGCGCGTCAGCTGCCCAACAAGGACGCGACGGTGGTGGTGTCCAAGGACCAGGAGTTCGTCTACTTCGGTCTCAAGGACCGCGCCGAGCAGCCCCGCGGCCGCAGGAGCAAGTCATGATCCGCTCACTGCGTCGCATGAAGCGTGAGGACGTCCGCGCCTGGCTCGTGATCCTCACCTGCCTGGCTATCACCACCGCGCTCTCCCGGTGGAACGCCGGCCACGGGCCGGGCCCCCGTTACGTCGCGCTGGTGGTCGCCGCGCTGGTGACCGCGTTCCTCGTTGGCATGTGGGCCAGGAAGTGCTTCCTCGAGGAGCGCCACGGGAGCCGCCGTCGCCACCCGGCGGCCGTTGCGTCGCTGGTGCCACCGGCGTTCACTGCTTCGAACGGTCTCACGGTGCAGATCGTCGAGCAGCAGCCCGGCTTCCCCCACCTCCTCGAGGTCCGTGGCGACGGCGAGTTGCTCCTCGTCACCCCGGCTCCCTCCACGAGTGAGGCGTTCATGCTCCGTGGCCTCGCGCAGCACGGAATGGAGTGCGAGGACTGCGGCTCCCACCGGCCAGCGTTCACGGCCCTCGACGAGTACCTCGCGCAGCTCCTCAGGGAGGTGTCGTGATGCCCGGCTGGTTCCTCGCTTTGCGCCTGGTCCTCGCGATCGTCGGCACCCTCGCCTACATCGTCGCGATGCAGCAGTCCCGCAAGGGGCAGCTCCGCACCACCTACCGTGCCGACCTTCTCTTCATCGGGATCCTCGGCCTGCAGGTTGGCATCACCCTTCAAGCCATCGTCGGAGGCCTCTCGTGACCCGCGACCACATCTACCTGTCCGGCCCCATGACGGGCCGCGTCGACGACAACAAGCCGGCGTTCAACGCCGCGGCCGAGCGCCTGCGCTCGATGGGCTTCCAAGTCATCAACCCCGCGGCCGCTGCAGAGCAGCCCTCGTGGGAGGAGTACATGCGTGCCGACATCGGCTTCCTCGTCACCGAGTGCTACGGCCTCGTGTACCTCCCGGGCTGGGAAGAGTCCCGCGGCGCCCTGACCGAGGTGTACATCGCCAACGCCCTCCACATGCCGACCGTCGCGATCGACGACGAGCTCGGCCTCTACCGGCTGCTGCAGCTCAAGGATGCCGCGCCGTCCACTCATCAGGTCGTCATGACCCACGCCCTCCCAACCAGCAAGGAACTCCTCTCATGAAAAGCTCTGACGACCTTCCCGACTTCGAGATGGCGCTGCGCGCGGTCGCAGCCCACATCGGCAACCCCGACGAGGACGCGTGGCCGCAGTGAAGATCACCCAGTCCTGCGTCTGTGGCGCGTCTATCACGGTCGACGGCGAGCCCGACGAGGTGCGCGCCGAGATCGCCCTGTGGCGCCCCGACCACGACTCGTGCCAGCGCGACCCCGAGAAGGGCCGCCAGGGCGCCTACACGTCGACCCAGGTCGCCAGCCAGTACAACGGCCCACCGATCGGCTTCCAAGCCCCCTACCGCCCCTACGGAGCCTGACGATGCCCGATACGCCACCCCAAGACGGCACCGCGCTCGCGGGCAAGGTCCGCATGTGCCCTGAGTGCCGTGACGGTAAGCACCAGAACTGCACGGGCTGGTCTCTCGACGCCAACGACAACGTCGTCCCCTGCCCGTGCCACCGGTGCAACCCGCCTAAGCCGGAGCTCTGCACCTCCTGCGGCCATCCCATCAACCCCACCACCGGCGAGTGCGCCGGCTGCTCCGACTAGACAGGACCACAAGTGACCTTCGTGCGCGTGGGCGACACCTTCGCCTATGACCCGCGGACCCTGCACCCGCTCGAGTTCCCCGATGGCGACTTCCGCCACGTCGACGAGTGCGCAGGCTTCTCGGTCCGCCTCGCCGCCGAATCCGGCGGCAAGGAGCACGAGGACACTGACCGGCGCGTCACCCGCGCCATGGTCCTGCAGCTCGCCGGATCCCCGGAACGCGCCAACTGGCTCATGGAGCGCCTGGTCGCAGCGAAGGTGTGGGAACCGGACGGCACAGGCTACCGCCTCGTCAACGACACCAACTACATCCACCTCCTCACCCAAGACGAGGTGGAGAACTCGCGCGCTCGCGGCCGTGATGAGCGCAACCCGCTGCTCACGGTGCCGGCGAAGCTCCGCGACGGCGACAACTGCAGGTACTGCAATATCTCCGTCAACTGGGGTGATCGTAAGAGTCCTCGAGGTGCGACGTGGGACCACGTCGACATCAGCGTGCAGCCCACGCCCGTCGACCTGTTCGTCGTGTGCTGCAAGAAGTGCCAGGAGCCCACCAAGCGTCCCCCGCTCAAGCCCCCGCCGGCGAAGCCGGTCTATGGCGCCACCACGAAGGAGTTCATTCGCAAGCAGCTCGGCAAGTGGCCCACGCCGGCCCAGGTTGAGCAGATGTACCCGGGTCTGCGGACCTGGCCGTTGGAGATCGCGGCGAAGGGCCAGCGGCCCGCCTCAGAGGCGGAGAACGCGGCCCCTGGCCAGCGGACCAACGACCAGGAGAACGCGGCCCACCCGCCCCCTGAGAGGCCGCCTGCAGGGCGATCCGGGGGATCCGTACAGATCCCGGCTATCACGAATCTGGATTCCCCGGGTCGGGTCGGGTCGGGAAGTAGCGGGTCTGGTCGTGCCGGGCCCGGCAGTGGCGTGTCGTCTAGCGCTGGTTCCCGCAAGAGGTCTCGGCGTGGGCGCTCAACCCAGCCCAAGGAGAACTCATGAACGCACAGACGGTCGAGCGTCAGGTGGCGGATGTCGAACACGAGAAGCGGGTGTCTCTGGTCCGCCATCGGCTACGGGAACTCTACGAGCCGTGGGAGGCCTATGCCCCGTGGTATCGCTGGGATGCGGAGATCTCCCGTTGGGAGGATGCGCCCCGCGGGATCCACGTGGCGACGATGCCGCCCCTGCTGCTGCAGCTCGCGTCGACCACCAAGCAGGCGGGTGGCTCTGCGGCAGGCGGGTATGAGTCTCGGCCAGTGGGCCACCTCGATGCGGTCGACGCGTTGGACTACATCAAGGCCGACGCCGCGGCACTGGTGGGTGAGCTGCTCCACGCGTGGGGGTCCACGCTGTACGAGAACCTTGCCCTGTTGCGTGAGCGTGCGCAGACCCTCGACGAGGCGCGCTTCAACACGCTCTACAAGCACGTGCGCTCGTGGTGGGTGCTGGCCCGCATCTTGTCTGGCCTTGAGTCTCGCCCGCTGCGCCCCCACGTCCACTGCCCTCTGTGCAACGCCGGCGACTCGATCCTTGTGCGACTTGACGTTGCATCGAAGACGGGCATGGCCTGGTGCCGTGAGTGCAAGGAGACGTGGGATGAGGAGACGATCGGGCTACTCGCCGCGACCATCACGATGGAGCGCTCGCACCTCGAGGCCAACACGCCGAGGCACCGCACGGTGCTTGCGGTGCTGAGTGACCCGGCGTACCATCGGGATCACTAGGTGAAGTGTCTCTGGACGCAGAACCTGAGAAGGCCCGGATGCTGACAGCCCCGGGCCTTTCGCATACCCGGGTGCTTCTGAGGAGTTGCTTCCCGTGGGTGCCAGGCGGCCGTGCGGTGACTCGACTCCCGCGCCACTGTTCCCTCAAGGGTTGGGATCAGCTGATGCTGGGCTTGCGGCCAGACCCAGCATCAGCACCTCGAGGAGCACCGTGGGTCAGTCCGCCGAGTTCCGTCGCAACGCCAAGATCGTCCTGGCCTCGCGCCCGCTGTGCGTGAAGTGTGGCAAGCAGATGATCTTCAAGGGCGACGTCGACACCCCACGATGGTGGCTCCTGCCGAAGGCTGCGACCGTGAATCACAAGATCCCTCGCGTTGAGGGTGGTGTGGACGCTCTGTGGAACCTGGAGCCGATGCATCGAGGGTGCAACTCGAGTCTCGGCAACCAGCAACGCCGGAAGCCGACCGACCGCCGCGTGCGCGACTTCGGCGTTCCGCGCTCGTCGCTCTACGACTGAACGCGCTCCGATTTTTAGGAGCGTCAATTCTGCGCGACCGCCCAATGTTCTCTTTTTTCTCTCCCCAACGAATCCCCTGGTAATCGATCACATGTGTAATCGCGGGGGACTGCGAGGAGGCCTCGATGACCCGCGCCAAGAAGCCCGCCGCTTCCTCTGATCCGTTGCCCGTGATTCGCCCTCGCCACGTCATCCTCAAGGTTCAGCCGGGGATGCCTGGCTATCGCCGTGGGTGCAAGTGCCCGGAGTGTCTGGGCGCGAACCGCGAGCGGATGCGCAAGTGGCGCGAGGACCGCAAGAAGGCACTGGCCCCTACGCCGGAGCCTGAGACGGTCGACGCGATCGACGCCGCCGGAGAGGTGCAGCCGATCATCATCGACAAGCTGCCGGCGGGATCCGTGACTACGGCGCTTGAGCGAGAGTTGCCGAAGATCGACGGCGCGTCCTTGTTCCAGGAGACGGTGACGGCGCTGCTGCGCAAGTCGGCCAGACTCGTCGACAACGCGGATCGCATCAACCGGCTCGACCTGGTGAACCCGATGCAGCTGCGGATCTACAACGGCATCCAGTTGCTTGAGCGAGGCGCGGGAGGTGCGACGCCGGCGGACGCTGCCGCGGAGTTGCTCCGTGAGTTCGGCGACAATGGCGCGCAAAGCAAGTAGCGCGGTGGACTTCGCCCCGCCTCGATTCGGCACGGAGCGCAACCCGCAGCGCGAGACGCGCGGCGCTCGTCCGGCGAAGATCGGCCAGGCCCTCGGTCAGCCGCACATGCCGTGGCAGCGTTACGTCGACGACATCGTGTGCGAGGTCGACCCCGCCACCGGCTTCCCGTGGTACCGGACTGTCATCATGGTGGTCACCCGCCAAGAGGGCAAGACGACGATCGTCCGCGATAACGCCATCACGGGGGCCATGCAGCGCTCCGACGAGTTCGTGGTCTACACCGCGCAGAGCCGGCTCAAGGCGCTCGAGCGTCTCGAGCTCAACTTCTACAACCCGCTGCGCCGGCACCTGCCGTCACTGCTGGAACCACGCCGCAACAAGTCGATGCCGGGCTGGGTGGGCAAGACCGGCTCCGAGCACATCAGCCTCATCAACGACTCGCGCATCGCGATCGACGCGGTGAAGGATGACTCCGGCCACGGCTCGACCATTGGCCGCGCCTTCATCGACGAGGCGTTCGTCCACCGGGACGGCACGATCGAGCAGGGCCTCCGACCCGCGATGCTGACGCGGGCAGATGGCCAGATGTGGATCACCTCCGCCGCCGGCACTCGCGACAAGTCGCTGTACTTGTGGGAGAAGCTGCAGCTCGGCCGTGCGCTCGTCGAACGCCGCGACCCCAACTCCCGCATCGCCTACTTCGAGTGGTCGGTGCCCGACGATGCGGACCGCGCCGACCCCGCCGTGTGGGCGTCGGCACTGCCGGCGCTTGGCCACACCATCACCCTCGACACCATCCGTGCCGAGTTCGAGGCGATGGCCAACGACCCTGACGGATTCGATCGCGCCTACCTGGGCCGCTGGCCAGGCACGAAGCCCAAGGATCCGGAGATTCCGATCGCCGCGTGGCGTGCGTGCGCAATGCCCGGCCATCTCATCGACGACCCGATCGACTACGACGCCGCGACGCCGGTACTCGTCATCGACACCAGCCCCGACCGTGAGTGGACCAGCATCTCAGTGACGGGCAAGTCCACGGACCCGCTCGCCCGCGTGTGCTCCCGCCTGGCTGGCTACGAGCACGGCGTCACCTGGGCGCCGGCCTTCGCTGAGGAGGTCCGCGCCCGCACCGGAGCGACCACCGTGTACCTCGCCGGCGACGGCGCAGCAGCCTCGCTGCAGCGCGACCTCGAGGACCGCGGCTTCCAGGTCGAGCTCATCAGTTCAGCCAACATCACCATCGCCTGCGGCGCGCACTACGACGCCGTTCTGTCGGGTGACTTCCGGCATGTCGACGAGAAGGAAATCAACGCCGCGCTCGCGGCTGCAGTGAAGCGCACCGTGTCCGACCGCTGGCGCTGGTGGCGAGGGAAGTCCCTGGGGGACATCTCGCCGCTGTACGCCGTGGCCCTCGGCTATTGGGCCTTCCTGGAATCCAGAGAGAACGACTACGACGCCGCTGAGTCGGTGCAGTGAGGACTTCGCATGCGAATCGTGCTTGAGCTCGCCGGCATCACGGCGGTCACCGTGGGCGCGTACCAGGTGCACCCTGCGGCCGCGTGGATCGTGGCGGGCGTGGCGGCGCTCGTCATGTCGTACCGACAGGGAGGCCCTAAGGAATGAGCCGCTCTCTGTTGTGGTCCAACGGTGGCGCGCAGCGTGGGCTGTCACTGTCGTCGTTCGGGATCTCGCGTCGCGGTGGCGGCCGCGGGCGTGTGTCGCGCAAGCGCGCCCAGCAGTCCTCGATCGTGTGGGCTGCGGTGCGCCTGCGCGCGAACCTCATCAGCTCGCTCCCGGTCGACGTCCTCAAGGACTACAAGGGCACGTCGGTGCCGGCGGTCATGGCGAAGCCGCCGATCTTCAAGACTCCCTACGAGTGGGCAGCCGGACACCCGATGTCGTTCTCCGAGTGGCTGTATGCGACGCAGTCCGACCTTGACCGGGACGGCAACGCGGTCGGCATCATCCTCGAGCGGGACGGCAATCTCCTGCCGAGCAAGGTCTTCCCGGTGTCTGTGGCCGACGTCGTCGTGCGCCACAAGGACGGCGTCATTGACGAGTACCTCATTGGCAAGACGGCCTACAAGCCGGAGAACGTCTGGCACGAACGCCAGTACGTCGTCGCCGGCATCCCGTGGGGACTGTCGCCGCTGGCTTACGCGGACTACTCGATGCGCACGCACGTGTCCGCTGAGGAGTTCGCACTCGACTGGTTTGACTCCGGTGCGACGCCATCCGCGATTCTCCGCAACGCCAAGAAGGTCCTCAACCCCGGTGAGGCCGACGTCGTCAAGAGTCGCTTCCTCGCGTCGACGTCGTCGGGCGAACCGTTCGTCACGGGCAACGACTGGGAGTACACGGCGATCTCCTCGACCGCCCGGGCCGCCCAGTTCCTCGAGCAGATCCGTGCCACCGACGTCGAGCTCGCCCGCTTCATGGACGTGCCGGCCGATCTGCTCGACGCCGCGGTCTCTGGCCAGTCCATCACCTACGCGAACATCACGCAGCGCAACCTGCAGTTCCTGGTGATGAGTCTCGGCCCCGCGATCCAGCGCCGCGAGACCGCACTGTCGCGCCTCGTCGTGTCCGACCGCTACGTGAAGTTCAACACCGACGCGTTCCTGCGCATGGACCCGCAGGCCCGCAACGAGCTTCTCCTCCGCAACAAGGAGGCGCGCGTCACGACCACCACGGAGACCCGCGCGTGGCTCAACCTCCCACCGCTCACCGACGACCAGAAGGCAGAGATCGCCGAAGACGCCGCGCTCGCGGCTGCCTCGGCCCCAGCACCGCAGGAGACCCCATGACCGTCAAGTTCGCAGAGCAGTGCCGTGCCGCTGCCGCAGAGCGCTCCAAGAACCTGCGCAGCCAGGCCGACCGTCCGTCCCAGCGCCGCGACGGTGCGGACGCCACCGCGGTTGCTCGCGCTCACGCGCGTATTACCGAGTTCTCGTTCCGCGAGGAGACCACCGAGGCCGGCGTGTCAGTGCTGCGCTTCGACGGCTATGCCTCGATCACGGACACTCCCTACGAGATGTACGACTGGTACGGCCCGTACATGGAGACCGTCGAAGCGGGCGCGTTCACCAAGACCCTCAAGACCCTGGGCCTCGACGTGCCGCTCGTGCTGCAGCACAACGACCTTCGCCGGATCGCCCGCACCACGGCGGGCAGCCTGCGCCTCGAGGAGGACACTCGCGGTCTGCGTGTCGAGGCGGACCTCAACCCCAACGACACCGACGTGCAGTACATCCGCCAGAAGATCGACGACCGCCTGATCGATGAGATGTCGTTCAAGTTCCGCATCACCGAGGGCTGGTGGTCCGACGACTTCGACGAGTTCGTCATCAAGGAAGTCGACATCCACCGCGGCGATGTCGCGATCGTCGGCTACGGCGCGAACCCCCACACGGCTGGCGCCACCATCAAGGCACCGGAGCGCGCGGATGGCGCGCCCACTCTCAAGCGTGGCAGTGACCTCATCACCAATGAGGACGTTGCCCTGCGGTTCATCTGAGCCGCACACCCGTAAGCACCGCACGGTTCCGCGCCCGCGTTCGCCTGGGCCTGGCTGTCTGGCAGGGATTCCCCTCACACCCCCTCAAGGAAAGGCATCGTGAAGATGACTCCCAAGGAATTGCTCGCTCAGAAGCGAGCGGCGCTCACGGCGAAGCTCGCGGAGCGCAACGACATCGCCAAGCAGCTCGCTGAGCTGCGCGGCACCGACGACGTCGACCCCACCGACGTCACCGCTCTGCGCACGCAGAAGGACAACCTCGACGCCGAGATCGACCAGATCAGCGACGAGGTGCGTGAGCTCCAGGACGAGATCGCTCGCGACGCGAAGGCCGACGAGCTCTCCCGCCAGTCCACCCCCACCGACGCCAAGATCGAGGCCCCGCAGGGCCGCGCCCTGGTGATCTCCGAGGAGCGCACCTACAACCCGGGCAACGACAAGAACGGCGAGGTGTTCCTCGCGGACATCCTGCGTGCCGCCAAGTTCAACGACCCGGCTGCCGCCGCCCGTCTCGAGCGTCACATGCAGGAAGAGCGCGTCGAGCGCGGTGAGGGCTTCGAAGAGCGCGCGGTGGGATCGGGGGCCTTCGCCGGCCTCGTCGTCCCGCAGTACCTCGTCGACCTCGTCGCTCCGACCGCTCGGGCTGGCCGTCCGCTGGCCAACGTGATGCGTCACCACGACCTGCCGGAAAAGGGCATGACCGTGGAGATCTCCCGCGTCACCACGGGCACCTCCGCCTCCGTGCAGTCGGCGGAGAACGCGGCCGCGTCGGAGACCGGCATCGACGACACCGTCCTGTCGGTCCCCATCCGCACCGTCTCGGGCGCACAGACCGTGTCGCTGCAGGCGGCACAGCGCGGCACCGGTGTTCTCGACACGGTCCTCGGCGACCTGGTCGGCGCGCACAACACGTCGCTCGACGGCTCGATCATCTCGACCGCGTCGGTCGGCCTCTCGGCGCTGGCCACTGCGGTGACCTACACCGACGCGAGCCCCACGGCGGCAGAGGCGTACCCGAAGATCATCGCCGCGCAGGCGGCCACGGAGGCAGCCCTTCTCGACCAGAGCCAGGGCGACATCGCGGTGGTCATGCACTCGCGTCGTTGGAACTGGCTCACCTCGCAGATGACGACCACGTGGCCCTTCATCGGTCAGCCCGGTATCGCCGCGCAGCAGGGTGGCACCAGCTACGCGGAGGCCTACGGCAAGGGCTTCCGTGGCATCCTGCCCAACGGCGCGCTCGTCGTGGTCGACAACAACATCGCGACGAACCTCGGCTCGGGCACCAACGAGGACGAGATTTACGTGATCCCGCTCTCGGAGTCCCACATCTGGGAGGACCCCAACGCGCCGCTGTTCATTCGTGCGGACCAGCCCAACGCGAAGGGCCTGGGCATCGACCTCGTCGTGTACTCGTTCTTCGCCTTCACCTTCGGCCGCTACCCGTCGGCCATCCAGAAGGTCGGCGGCACGGGTCTCGCCGCGCCCACCTTCTAAGCCCATCCGGTGGGGCGGGTCACACCGCCCCACCGAGTGGCTTGGCCCAACCAAGGAGGAACACCCATGGGAAACCCCAAGAAGGCTGACGACGCTCAGGCGTCCGAGGCCGCGACGAAGGCTGACGACGCTCAGGCGTCCGAGGCCGCGACGAAGGCTGACGACGCTCAGGCGCCCGCTCCTGCCGCTCCTGTTGCGGAGGCCAGCGCTGAGCACCGCATCGCCGCGAAGAAGCGCTCCGCGGCCGCGAAGTCGAACGACGGCGGTCTGGACACCCGCACCAAGCAGCTGCTCGACGCACTCGGGGAGGAGCGGCGCGGCTACGTGCTGCGCGGCAAGGACGCCCGCGTGAAGCAGGTTGACGAGCAGATCGCGCTGCTCAAGAAGTCCAGCAAGAAGGGCTAGATCCCGCATGTCTCTCGTGTCACTGGTGGGGTCGACGGTCGCTGTCTCGTGGCAGTCGGAGAGTACGGGCACCGCGACGCTCGTGGTCACCGACCCCAACGGGGACGTGGTCTCGACCTCATCAGTGACCGACACGGGCACCACCCACGCTGCGGACTTCACCGCCGTCCTGCCCGGTCGGCATGCGCTGCTGTGGGCGTCGGACGCCGGCGAGAGGTTCGCTGACGTCGTCGACGTGTGGCCGGAGAACCCGCGCTACCTCGTCTCGGTCAGCGACCTTGACTACCGGCTGCGAAAGAACAACAGCCGCCAACTCGTCGGCGATCTGCGTGACGCGATGCAACTGAACATTGCGACGGCCACGTGGGTGATCGAGTCGATTGTCGGTCCCGTCCTCCCCACCCAGGAGGTGTACGCGACGTCGGGCAGCCCCCGCAAGCGTGCCGTCGTGCTGCCTCACGTCGGCGTGACGGTGGAACGAGTCGACGTCGACGGCGGCACTCTCGACCCGTCGCAGTACAAGGTCGACACGCGGGCCGGCGTCATCTACTCCGATGCTCTCACCGCGGGCGATGTGAATATCGAGGTGACCTACAGCAAGGGCAAGGGCGAGATCCCGCCGCCCGCGCGTCAGGCCTGCATCGAACTCGCCGAGCACCTGTTCGAGATCGCCCACTATGGCGCGCAGTCCAACGAGGCCGGCGGTGAAGTCGTCGAGACGTCGACCGGGTTCGCTCTCCCGCGTCGCGTTCTGCAGCTGCTGTCGCAGATCCCGTCCGCTCCGGGGATCGCATGACCGCGATCTCCGCAACCGCCGGCGCTCGCGCGCACGAGGCGATGTTCCAGGCTGCCAAGGCTTTCTTCGATGGCGAGCCCACGATGGTGATGCGCTATCCGGGCCGCATCACGTTCGGCGACCAGCTCGTCGCCATGGGCAACATCGACTCCAATCAGGACCACGCGAGGTTTCCTCGCGGCCGCGACGAGACCCTCCTGATCGACATGTACTTCACCGCCGCTGTCGGCGGTGACCCCGACGAGGCGGACCTTGACGCGCGCGATCGGGCGTTCGACATGCTCGACCGCTTCGCGGATCACGTCCGCCGCAACGCGACCGAGCTGGACGGCAACGTCGAATGGTGCTTCCTCGAGCACTACTCCACCGAGTCAATGCCAGCCGCAAAGGGTGGCGGCATCACGTGGGAGATCACTGCCACGTTCAAGTTGTTCTACCAAGTAAGGGGCTGAGCATGACCACTGTCACCATCCGCAACGTGTCACCTCAGGGCGCGCTCGAGGTGCCGCTCCTGGGTCGCATCGTCGGCCGCGGCGAGGAGGTGGAGGTCACTGAAGCGCAGGCTGAGCGCCTCCTCCCTCAGGCGATCTGGCAGCCCGTCGACACCGCCGCGAAGTCGCTCCTCGCCTCGCTCGCGCAGCGCCCAGACCTGCTCGTCACC